GGGAGAATAATTACTTCCATCGCACGCTGTTATATCAAGATTGCCACGGACATAACCATCCGTGCACTTAATCTTTATGCAACTATCATCTGAGAAATAATAAAACTCGGACAACCCAGAATCTTCCAGTAGATTATCGAACACCTCCTGTAGCTCGGACTTCTGTGGCGTTTTAACAAAACGCATTCGATGTCTTGGAGCAGGTGAGTAATAATAACTTAAGCAATCCTTTATCATATCCATCATAAATCCCCCAACCAACGAGCTAAGGACCGTTAAATCACCAGTCCCTCGCAAATATTTATTCGCCGCCAAGAATTCATCAGGCTTGCCTTTATACTCGACTTCCTTGATGTTCTTGTGACTTACACGATCACCATAATACATGTACTGCTTAAAACCTCTCACTCTCTCCTTCATCTTAGCATGAGGAGTGTACGCCCAGACTCTAATCAGTTCAGTAGGATCACCTAGGCCATAATTACCCCGGTGAGTCTTGTAAAACTTGAGATACCTATCTATCGCTGGATTTATCAAAGTTACATTAGCGAACTGATTCGCCACTAACTCGTCATGCAATCCTGCAATAGTTGGTTCTCTTTCACATAAGACGCGCTTAATAGCACCCTCTATTCCGACTAGATCTAAACTGTACTGATGTCCCGCGTAAGCAAAATGACATCCGTGAACTGTTTTATAACGTTTCTCTATATAAACGCCCCTAATACATGTTAACCTACCGTTCTCGGCGTCATAACCCTTCTTAACTGTAAAGCGGTCACTCATCTTAAACGGTTTCTGGGTGAGATTTGTGCTCGGATACCACCGATACGGGTCAAATCTATAAACCCCGTATGGTATCGGTATCTTATGTCACTTGCGTGGTGGTCCTACGTCTGACCTTTGAGTCTTGCAAGAAGAATACTCCATCTTCTTTTGGAAAGCCTCGATCTTTTGTAAGACGAACATCGCAGTGTTTTCCCTAACGGTTAAGTTGTCATAAAGGGCTGCGTTTGGTTGATCTGATATCCAATGAGACACATACTGGTCAATCATTATCCCAGAATCCAAAAATAACCGCATACCCTTCTTATCAATAAGGACAGCGTAAGCCGCTTGGTCATATATAACCGCTCTTTCTTCGTGTGTGTACCCCAAGACGTCATACATACTCTTGTAGTATCCTCCTGACTTGCCGCGTCTCGTAATACGAGTAGCGGTGTATAAGGGATTGGCCGCCGTAGATCCATAAAAGGCGACGGTTGTAAACTCTGGCCTACAATACCTGTATAGCTCCACACAAGGTACAATTAGGCACAAAACCAATCTCAAAAGAACAGCATCAAAAAGGAAAACTAAAGTTTCATAAAAGAAATCATAGAGGCGTTGCCAAAACGTCCTCTTGTCATGAAATACTAGGTACACAACTGCCGTAGATGGCGGCCTGTGCTCCGGAGCAACCGGAGGTAATGGGGCTTCCCTCCCCACTACCGG